ATTCCTCCAATGCCAGTAAAGCATCGTACAATCTTCACACCTGAAGAACGTAGAGAATTGAAAGATATTGTTAATGAAGCACTTGATGAGAGGTGGAACGACCATGAAGTTTAAAGCATTAGTATTCATTCGATTAAGATCTCAGGTCGATGACTCTCCTGGTAATGCCGTCAGAGATGCCTGTAAGAGATTATCTGAACTGGATATTAAAAAGTTGAGGTTAGGTAAGGTCATTGACATTTGGATTGAGGCACCTGATAAAGAGTATGCCGCCAAAGAAGTGACTAGACTGAGTGGTAGATTTCTTGCTAATACTGTAATGGAGGATTGGTATTATGAATTGACCGAAATTGATAGTTTCCCTCCAGGAGTAGAATAATGCCACATGAATTCGATCCATGTGAAGCACCGGTTGATGGTCTAGTTGATAAATGGGGATTTACAATTAAACCTACAATTAGTGATACTGAGTGTATTTTAATTTGTCTAAAAAATGCACCTTGTGGAATTGATAAAAAACAATCAGAACGTTTAGTAAAAGAGTTTGAAAATGGAAGGATTTAATGAACCAGGATCAAATAAGAGTTGGATGGATGAAGGATTTAAAAAGTATGTAACACAATATCAACTAGATAATGTAGTTTCACTTTTAAATGGTAAGTTAGAGTATGCCTCTACTTACGATAACACAGGCAAAATCACTAAAAAAATTATTATTACTTACGATGAAACAAACGAAAAAATGTCAAGTTAAGTCCAAGTTCTACTATATCTTCTGGGGAACTGCTACAGCATCAGTATTATTGGGACAATTATATGTTGGAACTGGATATAGGGTAATGGCAGAAAGCACACTGAGTTTTCAGGATTATCTTACAGAACTTTTAGATACTGCTAAGACTTTCTGATGGGACTACTAAAAATTGATAAAAGCAAACTGGTGGAGGAGAAAGTCAAAACTACTCCCCAGAATGTAAAAGAAGCAAATGAAGCACTTTTTCGTGCTACAATGAATTTACCTACTGCTGCAAAACATTGTGGTATGACCCAGAAAGAAATGAAATTGACTTTCTGGGAATTTTTGAAGTATCATCCTCGTGATTATGAAAACCTTTCCTCTTAAAACTTGTCTAAGATATCCTGGTGGTAAGTCTAAGGCAACAAAGACATTAGCACCATGGTTTCCCGAAGACTTTAAAGAATACCGTGAACCATTTATTGGTGGTGGTTCTGTGGCATTCTATGCGACTCAGGCATACCCAGATGTCCCTGTATGGATCAATGATAAGTATGTGACACTCTATAACTTCTGGGTTCAGTTGAGGGATAATGGTGAGGAATTATCTAATCGTTTGAATGAGATTAAGTCAAGAGTATCAAACTATCGATCTCAGGATGATAAGGATGCGGCACATAAAGAACTCTTCAATCAAACACGGGACGATATCAATAGTCAGGATGGACTTGACCGTGCCATAAGTTTCTTTGTTCTAAACAAGTGTAGTTTTTCTGGTCTAACTGAGAATAGCACTTTTTCTAAAACTGCTTCTCGTTCTAATTTTTCTTTTGTTGGTATTGAGAAACTAAAGAAGTATTCTCAACTTACAGAGAAATGGAAGATTACAAATATTGATTACTCGGAGGTTATGAATGCTCCTGGTGAGGATGTATTTGTATTTCTTGACCCTCCTTATGATATCAAAGACTTTCTTTATGGTAAGGACCGTGAGATGCACAAGTTCTTCGATCATGATAAGTTTGCCGAAGATGTATATAAGTGTCCACACGAGTTTATGATTACCTATAATGTGAATGATAGGTTGTTAGAACTGTATAAAGATTATTATTTGCGTGAATGGAAACTTCGTTATTCTATGGCACACCGTGGCGAGAAAGGAACTGATGAGAATGTAAAGACAGAACTCCTTGTCACTAACTATCCTACCGAAAAAGAAACTGTAAACGTTCTTGACCTTCTACTTTATGACTGAACTGAAAGACTGGCTAAACTCTATCAATCAAACTAAGAAGCATTTGATTGATGAAGATCCTTCACTCGAAAAAGAATATCCTCCTTATATTATTAATCGTTGTTTCTCTGGACATCTTGATACTTTGATGTTTACGAATGAAATGAATAAGTATAATTTCCTTCCTAAAAAGTTACAATACGACTTCTTTATAAATATTGTGAGGAAAAAGAAGAGATTTTCTCCCTGGCTCCGACAAGATAAGATCAAAGATCTAGATTATGTCAAACGTTATTATGGTTATAGTAATGAAAAGGCAAAACAGGCTTTGAAAATTCTAACAAAAGAACAACTTAATTTTATTAAATCAAAATTTGATACTGGAGGAAAAGGATGAGTGTTGTTAGAGAAGCTGAAGTGAAGTGGACACCAGAACAAATGGTGGAAGTGGTTCTAGGAGAACCAGATGACTTTCTGAAAGTTCGTGAGACTTTGACTCGTATCGGAGTTGCGTCTAGAAAGGAAAAGAAAATCTATCAGTCCTGTCACATTCTGCACAAACAGGGAAGATATTACCTTGTACATTTTAAGGAACTATTTGCCCTTGATGGTAAACATGCAAATCTGACATTGAACGATGTTCAAAGACGTAATCGTATTGCTCAATTACTTGCTGATTGGGGTCTTATTAGCATCGTTAGTGCTGATAAAATACAAGATATTGCTCCACTAAATCAGATTAAGGTTCTTGCATTTAGAGATAAACAAGACTGGATTCTTGAGACCAAATACAATATTGGGTCGAAGAAGAAAAGGACAGAAGAAACCGAATAAAAATCTACGGAGTTCAACACTCCGTTTTTTTATGCTTTGTTATAAATAAGTATGGATGCCTCCGGGGTCCACAAAACACAAACTCGCTTTTAAAGGAGCTAAGAATCATGGGAAACCTTGCACGGTACACTGCTGCGGACCTACCTGCGCTGATGGAACGCATAAATAGGAATAGCATAGGAATGGATGAATACTTCGATAGGTTGTTTAATCTCCACGAAACAACGAAGAATTATCCACCATTTAATCTAGTCACGGTCAGCGCAGTAGAATCAAGACTAGAACTTGCACTTGCAGGATTTAAAAAGAAAGAAGTAAATGTCTACACACAAGACGGAAAACTCTTTGTCGAAGGACAGAAAGAGGATACCGAATCAGAAACCACTTATGTCCACAGAGGAATGGCTCAACGATCTTTCACCAGATCTTGGACACTGGCAGAGGATACGGAAGTTAGATCAGTTGAATTTGAGGATGGGTTGTTAAGTATTGTTCTGGGAAGAATTGTACCTGAACATCATCAAAAGAAAGTCTGGTTCTAAATAAAGTATATCGTCGTCGCAGACGGAGGGGAAACTGGCCAAATCCAGTTGTAACCCCTCCTTTTTTATGCTATAATACTCGGAGAGGTAAATTAAAAATGTCGATTAAGATTGCATTATTGAAATCGGGAGAATCAGTAATTGCTGATATTAAAGAACTGATTTCTGATGAAAAAATTTGTGGATATCTGTTCAAGAATCCTTATATTGTAGATCTTGCACCTAATGAAGAAGTTCTTCTTTTGGAAGAAGGTCAAACTCCACCAGAAGATAGGAATGTGGGAGTTAATTTTACTCCTTGGATTTGTCTTACATCAGATAAGAAAATACCTGTAAGATATGACTGGTTAGTTACTGTTGTGACACCAGTAAAAGAAATTGAAAACCTTTACGAGGAAATGATTAATGGACAAGACGATCAAAGTGATTCTACTGATGAACAATCAGATTCTGATCAGTCAGATTGAAGAAATATCAACAGAACTCGGAGAACCTGATTGTAGATTGATTGAACCATTTTTATTAAACCAATCAAGCCTTACACTTTCTTCATGGTTGATGGATTATACTTCTGATAATAAGTATATGATTTCGTCAGATAAGATTCTGACTCTTGCTGATCCAAATTCAGACTTACTTAAAAACTACTTAGAAAAAATTAACTGATGAGATTTTACACCAACGTTCAAATGGTCGGTGACCACTTTCTTGTGCGTGGTTATGAGAACGGAAGGCACTTTGCTACAAGAGAAAAGTTTTATCCTACATTATTTGTCCCTTCTAATAAAGAAACAAAATATAAAACTCTTGAGGGAGACTATGTTGAATCAATAGATCCAGGAACCGTTCGTGATTGTAGAGAGTTCATCAAGAAATATGATGGTGTCCAAAACTTTAAGGTCTATGGTAATGACCGATACATCTATCAGTATATTTCTGAGATGTATCCAGAAGAAGAAGTTAAGTTTGACACTACAAAGATCAAAATATCTACGATTGATATTGAGGTAAAGACTGAGAATGGATTCCCTGATGTAGAGTCTGCCGCAGAAGAAGTTCTTCTTATTACTGTGCAGGATTATACCACTAAACAGATTCGCACCTGGGGTCAGGGGCCATTTAACAATAAGCAAGAGAACATTATCTACAAAAGTTTCAGAACAGAATATGAGTTACTGAATGACTTTATAAACTGGTGGATGATTGAGACTAATACTCCTGAAGTTGTGACTGGATGGAATAGTGAACTATACGATATGCCTTATTT